TGATAAGACTGAGGCGCATGCGTGGCTGGATGATCTGGTGAAGAAAGCAGCGTGACCAGCAAACTTGCTATCTACAACGGTGCTTTGCGCTTTCTTGGAGAACGCAAGACGACACTCACCGAGAATCGCGAACCACGTCGTCTGCTTGATGACGTCTGGGACGATGATGGCGTTCGTAAGTGCCTGCAGATGGGACAATTTAATTTCGCCATCCGCTCTACACAAATGGACTACGACTCAGGCATTGAGCCGCCATTCGGCTATCGGCGCGTATTCGGAAAGCCTGACGACTTTGTACGCACGGTCGGGGTTTGTTCAGATGAGTACTTCAAGTGCCCGCTGACGAACTACCAGGACAACAACAGTTACTGGCTGGCCGATCTCGACACGATATTCGTTCGCTACGTGTCTGATGATGTTGAATACGGTTACGACTTCAGCAAGTGGCCGCCGAACTTCACTAGCTTTGTGGAGTCATGGTTTGCGCTTCAGATCGCGCCAAGCATAACTGGATCTGAAACGGCGAAGGCGTTGACACAGCGCGACGTGGATAAGCTTCTCAAAGCCGCGAAGGCTACGGATGCGATGGAGGAACCGCCTGGGTTCCAGCCTACGGGGTCATGGGTGAGGGCGCGCCGCGGATCAGTTGGGTCTGATCGCTCGCCGCGAGGAAGCTTGTACTAATGCCTAAGTCGATGAATGTCACCCTGTCCTTCAACAGGGGACTTTTGTCACGCCTTGGCCTTGCTCGAATCGACCTCGCCCGCACTTCTCTGTCTGCCGAGATCATGTCGAACTGGATGCCGCGCATCCTTGGTTCGATGTCCTTGCGTCCCGGACTTCAATATATCGGCGCCACGAAGAGCAACAACAAATCGCGCAGCCTGCCGTTCGTCTTTTCTATCACCGACACGGCTCGTATAGAGATCACTGCAGGTGTACTGCGGATCTGGGTAGATGACGCTCTGGTCACGCGCGTAACAGTGACAGCAGCTGTCGCCAATGGCTCGTTTACCACCAATCTGACGAGCTGGACAGATTCTGATGAAGGTGGTGCAACTTCTTCTTGGCTGACGGGCGGGTACCTTGCTTTGCTCGGGGACGGCACTAATGCCGCCATACGCGACCAACAGGTGACAGTGAATGAAGTGAACACAGAGCATGCTTTGCGCTTTACCATTGCCCGCGGTCCGGTGACCATCCGAGTCGGAAGTACTGCAGGAGGGGATGAGTACCTTGAAGAGCGTGCATTTGGAACTGGCGTGTATTCCATGGTTTTCACGCCTACCGGAAATTTCCATATCCGACTGTCCAGTAGCGCAAGTCATACGGTGTTGGTGGATTCCGTAGTCGTTGAATCGGCTGGTACTCTCGAATTCACGGTGCCATGGCAAGAATCAGACTTGCCATTGATCCGATACGTACAGTCAGGGAGCGTGATCTATGAAGCCTGCGCAGGATTTCAGCAGCGCCTGATATCCAGATATGGGGCTGGCTCGTGGGCGGTTTCACTGTACGAGCCGGTCGACGGGCCGTTCCGCAGCATCAACGCAACGCCGGTTACTGTCACTCCGAGCGCGTTGAGCGGCGACATTACGCTGACCGCATCCAAGAGCTTGTTCAAGACGGGACACGTCGGCGCGCTATGGAAGATTGATTCTACTGGTCAGACGGTTGCTGATGCGTTCACGTCCGACAATGACTTCAGTGGAGCGATTCGCGTCACCGGGATCGGCGGTCAACGATCCTTTGGGATTCAAATCAGCGGCACCTTCGTTGCAACACTAACGCTGCAGTATTCGGTAGCAGAGCCAGGCAACTGGGTCGACGTGACCAGCTACACGACGGCGACGAGTACCTCCTACAGTGATGACCTGGACAATCAGATCATCTTCTATCGCATCGGCGTCAAGACTGGTAATTACACCTCTGGCACAGCGAACATCTCCCTGAGCTTCACCAGCGGCAGCATCACTGGGGTAGCGAGAATTACGGCGTATACGAGCCCCACAGTGGTCTCGGCCGTTGTGCTGCAAGACTTCGGTGCCACGTCTGCGTCTTCGGATTGGTGGGAGGGGCAGTGGTCAGACCATCGCGGCTGGCCTTCTGCGGTATCTTTGCATGAAGGTCGCATCTGGAAAGGCGGCAATGACAAGATACTTGGCACGATCTCCGATCGATTCGACAGTTACGACGAAGAATTCATCGGTGACGCCGGCCCGATCTCTCGGAGCATTGGTGAGGGTCCGGTAGAGAACATCAATTGGATGATGTCACTTGGCAGGTTAATCATCGGCACTGAATCCAGTTCCGCAAACATCAACCCGGTGAGATTCGAGTCGAACAGCATTCTATCGGCGCGTTCGAACTCCTTCGATGAACCGCTGACGCCGACCAACTTCAACCTGAAGTTCGCGAACACCACGGGCATTTACGTAGATCAGTCCGGCACGCGTCTGATGAGCGTGGGCTATGACCTGCAGGCAAATGACTATCTCTCCTCTGATCTAACCATGCTGGTGCCAGATATAGCCGAGGATGGAATCACGGCCCTGGCGATGCAGAAGAACCCAGATCCGCGCGTGCATGCGCCTATCGCTGATGGCACTGCGATAGTGCTGGTATATGACAAGCTAGAGGACGTTCGCGGCCTGGTGAAGATCGAGACAGACGGGATCATTGAGGACGTATGTGTGCTGCCAAGGGTCGGTGAGGACGCGGTGTACTTCACGATCAAGCGTACCATCGGCGTCTCCACGGTCCGCTACCATGAGAAATTCGCCAAGCTCAGTGAGTGTCGAGGCGGCACACTGAATAAGCAGGCCGATTCGTTCATCGTGTATTCCGGGGTTGCAACCACCACGATCACCGGCCTTGGTCATCTTGAGGGCGAGACGGTAGTCGCCTGGGGAAATGGGAAGGATCTCGGTTCATATACGGTCACTGGCGGGCAGATCACCGGCCTTGTGAGCGCAGCTACAGGCGCCTCGGAATCTGTAACTGGAGCGGTTGTGGGATTGTCCTATGAGGCGATGTACAAGAGCGGCAAACAGGCCATTGCGGCAGCGCTTGGCGTTCCGCTGAATCAGAGCAAGCGCGTTGATTCAATCGGCTTGATCCTCGCTGACACGCACAAGAGCGGCTTGCAGTACGGTCCTGACTTCGATCACTTGGATTCATTGCCGCTGGTCGAGGAAGGCGCCGAGGTTGCGGATGATTACGTATGGGAAGCCTACGATCAGCCGATGATGACATTCCCCGGCGAATGGACGACAGACGCAAGGTTCTGCTTGAAGGCAACGGCTCCGCGACCATGCACCGTTCTGTCCTGCGTCGTGAGCATGACGTTTTGAGTATGCCAACTATAGATCAACTTATAAGGGCCAAGCGCTTGCTTGACTCGGCCGAGGTTCCGCGTCCGCATGTCACGTTTATGCAATTCGGCTTGCTCCGAATCCACGGTCGCAGCCAGTCGCATTTGCGAAAGATAATCAAACAGAGATCCGATGCTCACCTACGGCCCGGCTACTAGAGCAGACATTGAGCAGTTCTACGGACCGCAAAGAGAAACCCTGCGCGTCATCTGCGTCAAGCGCGATGGCGTACCAGTAGGATTTGTTGGCATCGCCATTGAGCCTTTCCAGGCGCGCTTCTTCTCCGAATATCGTGGTCTTACCTGTGCGGAATTGTGTCGCGGCTGGCGCGCCGTGAAGGCCGCGATGCGCTACGTGCGCGAGAGCAGAAAACCAGTGGTAGCAATGGCCGAGAACGAACAGGGGCACAAAAACTTGCAGCGGCTGGGCTTCACTCGCGTCACCGGAGACGTCTACACATGGCGGTTCTAGCGGCTGCCGCTCCCTATATTGGCCTGGCGACTACTGCGGTTGGCGCCTATAACCAGATCGAGGGAGGCAAGGCTGCCAAGGCGAATGCTGAAGCCGTTGCAATACAGCAGGAGCGCGAGGGCAAGGCGGCGCAGGCAGAGGCACAACGTGAGGCGCTGAATGAACGCAAGAAGGCTAACTATGCGGCGTCTCGTGCGCTCGCTGTTTCTGCTGCCTCTGGCGCTGGTGCGGATTACAACGCTGTCGCAGACCTTAAAGCAGAGGGCGACTACCGCGTTCTGAGCGCACTGTACAGCGGGGATACGGATGCCAACCTTGCCAAGTTCGCGGCTGGTGCAACGCGGCGCACTGGAGCGGCGAGACAGCGCGGAGCGTACATGAGCGCAGCCAGCACTATATTGGGAGGCGCATCTGGCTTTTATGGCAAGTACGGTGATGGCGGCTCTGTCTCGCATTACGACGGAGCGAGTAGTCGATACGATGGTATCGGGGACTACAATGTGACCGGCCAGACGTACGGACAAGCCTGATGGCCCGTATCCCCGACGTGATGGATCTTGGCGCAAGTCCGGTCCCTCGGCGTGCCCGTGGAATTGTTCAGGACAATTCAGGCGAAATCGCAGCCGCATCTCTTGGGCAGTTCAGCGCAAATGTCTCGGCGATTGCAAACCAGTTTGACGAGAAGAATCAAGAACTGGCTCGGGCGAAGGATGCGAACAACTATCTGGATCACCAGATTGCGGTCAAGCAGCTTGAACAGACGTACAAGGACAAGATCACTAGCGGTGAAGTCCCCTACGCACAGGCACAGCAGAAGTTCTCCGAGGACGCAGCGAAGATCCCCGCGCCACAGGTGATGTCTCGTGGGAAGCTTGCTGCTGAGAACCTGAACCGTGGCGTTGGTCGCAATATTCAGATCGCGAACTTCGGTATAGGTGAAGCAGCTGGCGCTGCTCGCGACAAGGACTTGCAGTCGCAGGGGGCGTTGCAGCTCGACAGCCTCGGTAAGCTTGCGGGGATGCCGGATGCTGATATCAACTCTATCAATAAACAGGCCGAGCTTGTCGGTCCATTGCTGCGTACCTCCGGGCTGAACCCAGCACAAGTCGCGCGGACCGTTCAAGACTTCAAAGACAAGAACTGGCTCAATCACGCCACACAGCGTGCAATGCAGTCGAAAGACAGTCTCTCGTCAATCAAGCTGATGGAGCATGACCTGACCGCCGCGGATGGTTTCTATGCCGGAAAGCTCGATACGGACAAGCGCAATTCGGTGCTGAGGCAGGTCATCAATGACCGCCTGCAGATCGAGAATCGAGCGCTTCACGAAGCCGACAAGCGAGAAGCAAAGGCCGAACGCACCCTCAATCAGATCGACCAGCAGATTGCTTCAGGCGTACCCGCTACAGCGCAGATGTGGAACGCATGGTCTGGTCTGGTGAAAGGAACGCCAGCCGAGGATGAATTTAAGCAGCGTTTGGACGATGAGGCTGAAGTTCAGTCCGTACTTCGCAAGCCGGTGCAGGAGCAGGTAAAGTTCGTTCAGGACAAGGAAGCCGCGCTGTTGCGTCGCCCGTCTGCTGGCAGGGACAGTGCAGAGGGTATGATTAAGCGAGGAAATATTGACCTTGCGGCACGCCCTGTTGTCAGGAATGCTGATGGCTCGATCAGCACGGTCCGGTCAATCTCTATCGGCACAGATGCCGGTGAAGTGTTGATTCCAACTGTTAGCGATGACGGAAAGGTGTTGAGCAATGAAGCCGCGATACAGGCATACCGAACAAGCGGCAAGCATCTAGGTGTGTTCAAAACACCCGAAGCTGCTACGACATACGCCACTTCACTACATGAAGACCAAGCGAAGTTCTACGGCGGAGGTGGCAGTGGTTCACCTCACAACCTTGTAAACCTGAATCGATTGAAGTCCACAGTGCAGGCGAACGTCACGCAGTTGCAGA